GGTAATTTGGCGGTATGAATGGTTCAACACTTGTGGTAGACTACGAAGAACTGGAGGTGTTACAAACCGCCCTTCAGAAGTTGTCTAAATCTGATAGCACAGATCCAAAAGTTCCTGTGCTGTATAACAAAATTGTTTCTATTATGGAAACGATTGAGCTTCAAGAACTCTACAACAACGATCCCCGCAATGACTGAAACTGAAAAGAAGTATTGGCAAGACATTGCCACCAATTTCTGGAAAGAGATTGAACAGGAAGCAGAGGAACTTGAAGTAACTGTTGATTACTACATCGAGGAGTTTTTCACATCATGACTGAAGATCAAAAGTATAAAGTTATCATCGAAGAAACCAATGGTTGGTTTACCTATGATGAGAAAGCACAACATCTTACCCGTGCAGAGGGTATTCAATGGGTTGATAATGCCATGAAAGATGGTGTTTCACCCGATAGATTGCGAGTAGTTCGACAAGAATGGGGCACATGATTGGAAACCTTGAACCTGAAGAACATGTTATGGATGACAGTGTAATGTATCCTGGTGGAATGTTAGGGCAACTTGCTATTGCTCTAGAGAAAATGGGATGGGATCAAGGTGATAATGTAGCAGTAGAGATTGCAGGCACCTCAGTGTATGAAATTGATGGTGCTGGCACTAAGTGGGCACCGGTAAAAGGCACCCGTAAGTACAACAAAGATGCTTTCATTATCATCAAGAATCTTGATCGTAATCCCACTGTTTCGAGTATACCTAATCCAGAACTTAAGGGACATCATCTTAAGTCAGAGAAAGAACTTGCAGCAGAACTAAAACGTAGTGATGACGCTAAGGGCTATGACACATACAGCAAATGAAAATGAATATGATATGCTAGTTGATCTTTCTAGTCATATTAGTCGTGGAAATGTTTGGAAAGTTCTTGTAGATCTTTCTATGAAAGGTGCTATTGATGAACCTGAATACATTTACACTGTGGCAGTTGAAGTAGTGGCACCCAATAGAGATCTAGCACAGTATATTGTGTCTACAATGTATCCAGAGTATGAAACAATCTCTGTCCCTGATGAACCTGTCTCTGCCTGATGATTTCTCCCATCAACCCCCAAAGAATTACTCCTACGAAGTCACCCAACTTAGGAGGAATGTTCTTGCTATTTGGTTACGGGATCACCGTAGTTATTCTTACACTAATGATGATGTTAGGACTATCTGGGGATTCTATGACACAAAAAAACGAGAATACTTTGCCCCAGTCAATGCAAAGAAACCAGGACAATCAGTAGACATTTCTGATACTCGTGACTATACTGCTATGCAGTTGAACCTTAACCCGCTTGAATATGTCTTATACTCCTGAGGTTGATGATTATGTAAAGTGGCGAAACATTGAAGGTTGGGTGTATTTTGTTGACAAAGAATACCTGACGATTGAAGTTGGTGTTAAGGATAAAGGTGATGACTTAGTGCCAATGCACAAGAAACATCACATTCTAATTGTATGTCACCATTGGGATTGGCATGAGTTAGAATACATCAAAAACAGAAGAGGTAACATTGACACCTACAAATCACAAGTTGGTAGGTATTCAGATCCCCAGTGAATTATCATGCTTAAGTATCAAGTTTCGTACAAAAAACCAAAGAAGAAAGGCTATGCCTGCCATAAAGCAGTCTTCTATAAGATTGAAGATGCTATTTTTTGGGAGGAACATGTAAAGAACAACCTGGAAGGCAGGGACGTTCAACTAACTGTCCACTAGGTTGACACAACACCTCAGTTTCGTGTATATTAAATGAGTTGAGAGGCAAAACAGTAAGAGGCACCGACAAACAGGTGTCCGCCATCTCAACTGCGGTGCTCCCCTTTGCTGGTTTCAGGAGTAGCGGCGATAGGAAATCAGCACCCTATTGTTTATTTTATTGTAATGTTTTTTGAGTTCACCGACACCCCTCAGATTGAAGAAGTTCTTTACATGAATGATGAATCTATTGATCAGTTTCTTGATGAGCAGGGTGACATCGTAGGTATGAACGTAGAATGTGATGAGTTTGATACAAATATGACTGTGTAATTGTCAACTCATATACATACCTTTGGTATGGTTGTTGAGGAAGCTCTAACAACTCTAGATTTCTTTGAAGGCATCCCGACTAAATAGGGGTGCCTTATTTGTTTTTATGACGCCTCACAAATACGATCACATACTAATCCATCGAAATCCTTACAACAACAAACCACATACAGTAGAATACATCGATCCAAAATTCATACAAACACGAATCTATTTCCAGTGTGAGAGTGAATACTTTAGGAGAAAAAAGACAATTAAATAACTGGCACAAGGGGGGTTGCGAAACCCCTTTTTTTATGCAATGATGTAATCATGAAAAACCTTCACATCCAACACCCCGAAGATTCTATTCTGTCGGGTGATCTCTCTGTTCTCGATTGGTTCCTCACTCCTTCACATCTTTCTGTGAAGATTGATGGTTCTCCTGCTATTGTTTGGGGCACAAATCCTGCGACAGGAAACTTTTTTGTTGGCACTAAATCTGTCTTCAACAAAGTAAAGATCAAGATCAATGAATCGCATGAAGATATTGACAACAACCACAGTGGCGAAGTCGCTAAGATTCTCCATGCTTGTTTCGATTATCTTCCTCACACCGATGATGTGATTCAGGGTGATTTTATTGGTTTCGGTGGTGATGATACTTACACTCCTAACACACTCACATATATTTTCGACGACATTGTGACTGAGGAGATTATCATCGCCCCTCACACTTTCTATCAATGTGAGAAAGATCTGCGGGATGCTGTTGCATATCCCATGGAGTATTTCAACATGCAAGGTAATGCCTATGTGAAAATGGTGCAACCAAAGTGCTGGGAATCTGAAGAAGATTTTGAGGAGATTGTTGGTTTCGCTCGACAGATGTCTCAACTGGTTACTTTCGTGGATGAAAAGGAAGCAGCAGAACTTACAATCAAACTGAACAAGTGCATCCGCGAAGGTATTGATGTGGTGCCTGATACGTTTGATAATTCTATGCTGATTTCTTTCTGGTTCTTGATTAAATCTATCAAGGATGACATGTTGTTCATGTGCCGTAATAATGGCCCTAAGGCATACATCGGCAACAAGCAATGTGAAGGCGAAGGTTATGTTCGGAGCAATGAACATGGACTCTATAAGTTAGTCAATCGCTATGAGTTTTCTCGCGCAAACTTCAACAATATGAAGGCATGGGGACAGTCCTAGAACTGTCCACCAGAGGCACCCAGCAGCGTCTCTAACCTGTATATTAAAAGAGTCAAAGGAAATCCACCATGTCCACTGAATTTGCTGATTTCGTCGCCACTCAAGATGCACGCAACACAATTCAACTGAATGTGCGTAAGTATACTCTGATGCTGTGTGAAGCATTGGAGAACGATTTTACTCGTCGTCATTCTAATTCTGATCCTTACAAGTTCTACATCGAAAGTGGACGTAAGTATCACAAAATTGTGATGGAGACTGAATCTCAAAGCAAAAGTGTCCATGCTTTTGTTGATAAGAAGACAGGTGAAGTTTTCAAACCTGCATCATACAAAGCACCTGCAAAGATTGTTCGTTACAATCTTCTTTCGATTGAATCTCGTGAAGAATGTTTCGAGCGGGCAGATTGGGCAGGTGGCTATCTCTACATTCGCTGATTAAAATGATTACATTCAACAAAACACAACTGAAGAAAGCAGGGATTTATTCTCTCGCTGTTGCTTCTATTGTTCCTATTATCTCAGGTATCTTTTACCTGCTTTCATTTGCACCAGCACCAATCGGCTTTGGTGTAATTTTGGGGATACTTTCATTTCCATTCTTTATGATGATGACTCGCTGATGTTAAAGTGATTGACAACCACTCTAAAAGTTGTTATGCTATCTACATGCCTGGGACGACAGAGGTTCTCGGGATACAAAAAACCCCCTTTTTATTCATGAACGCTGCAATTTTTCCTTGCAAAAATGATCCCCTTCCAATGACAATTTGGGATCTATATAACAATTACAAGGGCGCATATGCTCCAGAAGAATTTCAACGTCCCGAATCTTGGAGTACAAAAGAACGTAAAGCATATTTTCTTTCAGTTCTGATGAACCGTATCGAAGGCACTTTTGTCTTTGTTGATGTTGAAATCGCCCGTTCTAGGGTTGAATCTATTGATCCTACAGATATTTCTTACACTTATTTCAATAACCTTCTCAAGCAGATGATTGAAAAAATCGTCCTGGAAGGTAACAATCGTCTCAAATTCTTTGAGGCACTCCTTAACGATGAGTACACTATTCCTAGTGGAACTTATTACTATCTCCCTGATCCTCATTCCACATCTCTGACTCAATTTGTAGTTGGAAAACATAGCAATGTTTTCAGCAAACTTCCTAAACTCGTTCAGAAGGCAATTAAAGGACGTAAAGTTATTGTCAGTGAGTACACCCAAATTGATTACAAAGGCCTCTCTGATGTTTTTGTAAATGTAAACAGTGGTGTTCCTCTTAATGCACAAGAACTTCGCAATGCTTTGCACACTAATTGGGCATCATATGTGCGACAAATGCGTAAAGAACTTGCACCACTCTTGATTAAAATGATTGGTAAAAGGTACAAAAAACGTCTTGTTGGTGATGAGTGGATTGTCGATGCCATTGACATGGTTCTGAACAATTACTGTAAAGATGAGAAAATTTCTGACTATGAAATGAACGGAGTTACTCAAACATCAAAGAACAAACTTTATGTCAGTGACTATAATCAATTCGATGAACAAAAGTTCACTGATAACTTCATTATTCTTGCGGATTATGTTGACAAACTGATTGATGACAAATGGGAAGAGTTGCCTGAAAAAACCATCCTTCGTAAGAGTTCAGTAATGAATCTCTTCTGGATGATTAACAACGGCATCGACACCTATGAGCAGGCAGTTGAAGCCCTCCACTTGCACGAAGAAGTATATAAAGACAAAGATCTCCGCAATGATGTAGATTACACATACAAGTGGGCATGTGGTGGAATGGGAGATAAAAATATGGAGTTCCGTATGCAAGTTCTGCCAGAAATTGTAGAGAAAACTAAATCAAAAGTGGTTGCTTGATATGTGACAGCACATGTAGTGTCCACCGCACTTGCTGGTGGGCACTTTTTCGTGTATATTATCTTTATTGGCGATTCATCGATGTTCACTCTCCGTCCACATCAGCAGCGAGCATGTGATTCAATGCTGAAAAATGAGAAGGGAACTGTTATCATCCCGACAGGTGGTGGCAAGACAATGTGTATGATTCAGGACACATTGACAGCCTTCGATGATAATGTAGATTGCACAGTTGTTGTAGTTGCTCCGCGTATTTTGTTGGCAGAGCAACTTTGTAGCGAATTTCTTGAGCACATGACTGCTAGTGTGCTGCATGTTCACAGTGGTGAGACACATCATTTCAGCACAACAAAAGCAAAGCAGATTAAACTGTGGGACAAGTATACTCGTGGAAGAAAACTTATTTTTACAACTTACAATAGTTTGCAGAAAGTTGTAGACAGTGAGATTGTCGTGAATACTGCTTATTTTGACGAAGCGCACAACAGTGTCAAGCGCAACTTTTTTGCTCCGACTGAAGTCGTGTCACAGTCAAATGCACGGACATTCTTTTTTACTGCAACTCCAAAGTACAGCAGCACGATATTCAAACCAGGTATGAATATGCCTGAGATTTATGGTAACACCATTTGCAATGTGCCTGCTCCTGAGTTGGTTGAAGGTGGATACATCTTGCCGCCCAAAGTTGTAGTGAAGAAGATGGAAATGGCTGACAAGGGTATCAACTACGATCGCGACAGTGATTATATGCTGAGTGCGATTGATGATGAGAATGTTGATAAGATCTTGATTGCTGCTCGTACTACCAAACAGATCATGGGGTTGGTGTCACAAACTGACTTCTGTGTTGAGTTGCATCAGCGTGGTTATTCTTGGATGATGATTACATCGAAGACAGGTGCAATCATTGATGGTAATAAAGTTGATCGGGAGACATTCTTTGAGACGTTGAACACTTGGGGCAAAGAAAAGGGTAAGCGATTTGTTGTTATCCATCACAGTATTTTGTCCGAAGGTATCAACGTCAACGGACTGGAAGCTGTACTTTTCCTGCGTAACATGGACTATATTGGTATCAGTCAAACCATTGGACGTGTTATCAGATTGGGTGACAAGTCTAAGCAGTTTGGTTTAGTTGTTGTCCCTGTATTTGATCGAGTTGGTATCACCACCAGCAGAAAAGTGCAGGCAGTTGTTGATACTGTGTTTCACCAGGGTGAACCTGCCATCTCAGTTGTCAAGAGGTAATGTGCCACTTTATTGAACTGTCCACTATATTCCCCACGGGCATAGATTCCATGTATATTAAAAGAGTCAAAGCAATCGACGCACATGACTGCAACTGAAATCCGCGATTATTTCAGCGATTCTAACATCGTTGCTGAGATTGTCCGTGAACTGAACACTGAGATCGGTTTTTGTCCGATTCTGCGTAACCTCAAGCGAGAGAAAGATTCTGGGGTTATTGATAACGAAAGCATCACATTTCGCGAACTTGGAACTGAAGATCGCAATGAAGTTTTTGTTTATCTCGGCAGAATCCTTGAATCGGTGTTGACATGTCAACTGGCAAAATGTGATTCTTTTGATGTAAAGAAGGATCGCAGTTCTTCTGGCGATGTTACCATCAACGGCCGAATCTGGGAGATCAAAGGAACATCAGGGAAGAATAGTTGGACTGGTTCAACACACGCGAGTAAGAAAGAAGATGAGAAGATGGATTTTATTGGCATCAAATATGGTTTGAATGAAGATGCAAATGTTTTCGATATTTTCACTGGTGATGCAAAGTTGCTTGAAGAAATCTTCATCGGAGTATTTGATCAGATTGAATTGATCCGACGAGGTACTGCAACCCAGAGCAATTCCCGCACTTCATTGTTAATTGGTATTGAAGAGTATGATGTAGTTAAGGAGCAAATTGCATGGGGTTGGCTTCAGAAACCACAACGCAACGGTAAGTATCTACAACTGTGTGCCGCTTAAGTAAAGAGAAAAAACCAGTTGAAGGAGTGGCACAAGCCCCCTAGATTTCCCTCCGTTCTCCTGTATTCTATAAGAGTCAAAGGAACACACCTCACAGATGCTCGATTCTCAAGCAACTTCCGCCGCTATCTACAAACAACTGTTTACAGGTGCTGAGTGGGATGCTATTGCTTTTGCGATGAAAGATTATGGTGATTTTCATGGTGGAATGGATGAAACGATTGCTAACAATGTTCAGGCAAAAATCTCCAAAATCTTTGAACTAACTGCTAATGACTGATTATATCAAAACCTACCCACTTTTTTCTGAACTTCACAAAATGACAATCACAGAACGCAACGAAAAACTCTACGATCTTCGCAAAAAACTGGATCAAAAGCGTATGGAACTCGCATGGATTGAGACTGAGATCATGGCAGTTAAGTCGGAATATGATCGCCAGAATGTTGATCTTTATGAGGAAATGTTTGGTGAGAAGAATACTTTGTGGGATCACCTTGATCGCATGAATGATACTCCCATGGCAGAAGAAGTCTACGGAGGTTGATAACAATGCAAGAGTTTAAGTTTATTCTTCACGGACAATTTCACCGCGCTAATGGTTGGATTATGAACGACAGTTTGGGTTACATCAAAGCAACAAAACAAGAGGCAATCGATACATGTAAGCGCCTTAATCCTAACTTTGTCATTCAATCTGTCACCATCGAAAAATGATTTTAGATCCAACTAATTCTCAACACATTGATTTTAACGATTGGTTAGCACAATGTCCAGTTCAATGGTTTAAGTTGGATTCGGATGATGATCAACAAAGTTATCAATTTATCATTGATACATCAGAGGAGGAAGAATGAACACAACAACTGCAACTTATTC